AGGAATTGGCACTAAGATAAAGACCGAATATAGTTTATGGAAAGACATCGTTCTGCATAAGGACAAAGTAGCTATGGCTAAAATGATTAAGTACTGCCAAAAAGATGTTGTGTTATTAGAGCAAGTTTTTAACGCACTTAAAAACCACATTGAACCTAAAACACATTACGGAGTTATATTCGGACAAGACCGAGGCACTTGCCCTGAATGTGGTAGCGATGATCTAATTATACAAATGAGGCGCACAACCGCAACCGGAGTAAAGAAGATATTATTCAAGTGCAAAACTTGTTTTAAGATACATAGCAAAACCGACAAATAAATGGACAGTAAAATATTAGCATCAGTTATAGAAGATATGCGTAGACGTGAACTTGTAGGGAAATCAAAGTACGGAACTACAATGGATAGAAATGATTTAAGCACGGGTCAATGGATAACGCACCTAAAGGAAGAGCTGCAAGATGCAATACTTTATTTAACCAAATTAGAAACTATACACAATGCGCCTCAAGAAGATATTTAGCTTCGGCAATATATTAGATCGTGAAACCTACGAGCAACTAAGGGAATTAGATTACACCAACCCTAACTTTAAAGGTTGCGCTGACGAGTTCCAGTTCAATCGTGAATGGTGGGTTATGTTAGATCAAGGCGAAATAGTGGCTTATTGCGGTTCTATTTATTCTAAGGGCATCTGCATATTTAACAGAGCGTGGGTTAGAAAAGATTATAGAGGGCAAGGAATACAAAGACGAATGATTAAGACCAGGTTAAAAGCTGCATCTACTTTTTGCCATATAGCCATTACTTATACTACCTTAGATAATTTTCCAAGTGCTAATAACCTTATTTCGTGTGGGTTTAAGCTTTATTTACCGGAGTATTCATACGGGGGTTCTGACAAACTTTACTTCCAGAAGTTACTATAAAGTTTCACTTTAGTACAACAAAAGGTAGTAATACTACTACTTTTGGCTGCATTTTACTTCCGACTTTGTCAAGTTATACTATACTTTTTTTACAAATTGTAAGCATATAGCTTTACTTTTTGTACGTTTTGGCGTACATAATTGGTAATAAACTGCACAATTTGATGTGCTTTTATCCTATATAATACCCATTATTTGCATCATTGTTGCAAAAATATATTTTTTAATTTTGCACTTTGTATTGTGTATTGTGTTATCTTTGTTGAAACAAAACACAATATGACACATTTAACCACCTACCAAATGTTCCAATATCAGCGATATGGGAACATATTAATCGACGGGAGCAGGAGTACAACAAACCCTTACGACCCTGCCTTATTGCCTAAAAACTACGATTATGAAGATGACGATTACACCTTTACTAGATGGGTAGAAAACAATGCAGAACTTGAACTTTTAAAAAACGAATTATATGAAGATTGAATTTATTAAAGAAACTAAGCCAGACGGCACAGTATTTTATTATACTAAAGTAGATAACAGATTTGATGGTATGAGTATGTACTTAGAGTACTCACAAGCATACGAGTATTTTCTTAGCCTAAAGAAAAGACAAGAACCTATTATCGAAATTTTAGAACATTATTCTATTGACACCGAAACCAAATAACAATGAGCCTAATTAAAATTCAACAGGAACTAAAAGCACCTAAAAACCAATTTAATGCTTTTGCTAAATACAAGTACCGAAGTGCAGAAGATATTATCGAAGCTGCAAAACCTATCTGCCATAAGTACGGCTACGCTTTAATGTTAAGCGATGAGGTTATAGAAGTAGGCGGTAGAGTATATGTAAAGGCTACGGCTTGTTTAAGTAACGGAGAAGATAACATTACTTGCACTGGTCTTGCTCGTGAAGAGGAAAACAAAAAAGGAATGGACGCTTCGCAGCTCACTGGTGCGTGTAGCTCGTATGCTCGAAAATACGCACTTAACGGATTGTTTGCCATAGATGACACTAAAGATGCAGACGCTACTAATGAGCATAAAGACGAAGTAAGCGAAGGGCAAAAGGCGTTCTTAATTGAAGCACTTGATAAAACAAAGTTCACTCAGGAGCAGAAGTATAAAGCTATTGAGAAAATCAAAGCTATCAAGACCTTAGATGAATTTAACAAAATTAAAGAAACCATAAAGAAAAGCTAATGAAAACCGCAATGCAAGAATTTGTTGATAATAACTTTTATATAGATGGAGATGGAGAGTACATTTTAAAATGGGTTGAAGATACACCTTTAACTGACGAAATAAATGAAGCTCTTAAAAAAGAAAAAGCTCAATTTTTAGATTTTATGGAATGGATTGAAATAGCAAATATTAAATATCCTTTTAATAATTGGAAAATAATAGGTCAATATTATAAAGAAAAAATAAATAAAAGCTAATGAGAGAATTGCTACCATTTGAAAGGCAGATGCTACTTGCAGAAGTTTACCACTACGCTTGGTATAACGAAGAGGCATACGAGGACTTATTAGCCTTTATTAAAAAGTATGAAAACAAATTAGACAAACCCGTTTTTTTTAACCCAATCAATAACAATGACACAGAAACAACAAATCTTAAACCACTTGCTTTCGGGCAAGACCTTGACACCAATCCAGGCTTTAACGAAGTACAATAGCCTTCGACTTGCAGCCGTAGTATTTGAATTAAAACGCAAAGGCTACAAAGTACAAACGGAATTAATTAATGTAGGTACGAAAAAACAAAGTAAATTAGTAGCTCAATATTCAATTAAAAACAAATAAAAATGGAACAAAAAAAATGGAGTGCAGGTGCTTGGAAAAAGACAACTGCTAAAGGAGAAGTAATTAATTTTACAATCAATGATGTACGTTACTCGATGTGGGTTAATGCTTACAAGACAGAGGACAAGCAACCAGATTACAAAATTTATGTAAACGATTTTAAACCAAAAGAAGATACGGAAGGACTGCCGTTTTAATTATGCTAAATAGAAAGAAGGACATATCAATAAGACAATTAAAGGAGTTATACTTTGCACAACGCAACACCCATTTGCAACTACACGAAATGATGCAGCAACTTGGATTGTTAGGCATAGAAGATAATGAACCTTTAGGGTTAGACATTGGCGCAAGAACGATTGTTAAATTGGTAGACGAGGAGTTTGAGTGCGATGTATTAATTAAGGATAGGAGTTTAAAAACAACGTTTGGTCGCAAGGCTGCTGCTTATTTACTTAGGAGATACACCAAGTTAAGCCTGAAGGAGATAAGCCAATACACAGGAACAAGCGACCATACAACTGCTATCCATAACATAAAACAAGCGAATAACCTAATTGAAACTGAGGACTGGTTTAAAACTAAGCTAAAAAAACTTTGTTTAAAATTAGAACTTAAAGAAATTTAGTGTATATTCGCAGTATAATAAAACACATTAACGAAAGTCCAGCCGATAATGTGTTTAGTGGTTAAATAATAGCCCTCGATAGCTGGACTCTATTGGGGGCTTTTTTATTTTATGACATACGGAGAAAAACTAAAAAGTCCTGAATGGCAAAAGAAACGTCTTGAAATTTTACAACGAGACAAGTTTACCTGTACAATGTGCGGTTCAACAGAAAAGCAACTGCACGTACATCACAAGGTTTATATCTACAAAAATGACCCTTGGGATTATGAAAATGAATTTTTAACTACATTATGTTTAGAGTGCCACGAAGAAGAGGAGTACTCTAAGTATTTTGTAAACAGAATTATTAAATTTCATATTTACAAAGGATTAACTTACAAAGAATTAAGACCACAAATTAGTGAGCTTATGCATAAGTATGTTAAAATACAAGATGTTACTTTTGATGAACTACAAAAATTTGGAGAATATGTCTAAAGATACTTTTTACTTTTCTCACGACTATAATTGCCGTAATGACGAAAAGATTAAATTCCTTATTAGGAAACACGGAATGCTCGGTTATGGGGTATTCTGGGCAATCATTGAAGACCTTTACAATAATGCAAACGCATTGCGAACGGATTGCGATGGCATAGCTTATGACCTGCGAGTGCATAGCGAAGTTGTGCATAGCGTATTACACGACTTTGGTTTATTTGTATTTGAAGGCGAAAACTTTGGTAGTATGTCGGTACAAAAACGCATAGACGAAAGGGATAGCAAGAGCAAGAAGGCAAGTCAAAACGCCCGTAAACGTTGGGTTTCTAATGTAAATGATGCGACCGCAATGCCACCGCATAGCGACCGCAATGCTATAAAGGAAAGGAAAGGAAAAGAAATAAAGGAAATAAAAGAAATAATAGAGCTTCCTTTTGTTTCTAAGGAATTTGAAAAAATGTGGTTTGATTGGAAGGATTACAAGAAAAAACAATTTAAGTTTACATATAGAACAACACAAAGCGAACTTGCTACCTTACAAGAATTAATAAAATTATCAAACGGACAAGAAGACATTGCTATAAAAATTATCAATCAGTCAATGGCAAATGGTTGGAAAGGTCTATTTAACCTAAAAGAAGATGCAAAAAGAACTTCAGATAATCAACGAAAGCTTGATAAACACGAACTTGAAAACCTTAAAAACTACAACTTTATCCACTCTACTTCCTACGGAGCAAGAGATTATGACCGCATTTTCGGGCGAGAGGGTTCGCAATCTGAACTCTACCATATTTAAACAAAACCTTGTTTACCTTATGCAGCTTGTAGGCATCAACAATCCTGGCGAAGTTAAGTTAGCAATCTTAGAAGATTGGATAAGGACTGAATACGGAAACTTTACAATAAACGAAGTTAAAGTAGCGTTTAAGCAAATGGTAGCTAATGACTTTATAGATCACTACCAGAACTTCAGTCCTGCTTATTTTAGTCAGGTAATGGATAGGTACAAGAAAAAAGCAAACGAAATAAGAAAAATGATACCACAAGAACGAGTAGAAGCAATACCACACCTAACCGATTTAGAAATAATTGATTACAGTTATCAAGAATATAAGCTTTTAGAAAATAGAACTTTTGACAGGTTGTTTAACCCACTTAGTGTATTTACAAAGCTAAATAGTTCTGGCATCAAGGTATGGACAAAAGAAGATGGCGCACTTGCTAAAAAGAAACTAATGGAAATAATAACCTACAAAGCTAATAAAATGGACATAATAAGCGCAAAGCAATACCGGGACGAGTGGACTGAGCAATGGTTAAAGAACCAGGCTCGAGCAGTTGCCGTAGCTTTATTTTTTGAGGAACAAATAAAAATTGGCAAAGTATCGTTTTCTTAATATAGTTTTGTAATATGACCGCAAACGAATTAACCAAAGAAGCTATCCAAACACTAAATAAAAACGGGTGCTTTGTATGGCGTAATAACAATTTAGCGGTAAGAGGGCGCACCTTCATAGGTCTTAAAGGAGTTCCAGATGTAGTAGGCTTTCATACACAAACAGGGGTTGCGGTTTATTGCGAAACAAAAGCAATAGGCGATAAACTTAGCAGCTACCAAATAGCTTTTTTAAACTTAGCAAAAACGGCAAATTGTTTTTGTTACATAGCAACCGAAGAGAACGGCAAACTAACCTTAAAAGAATATGAACAAGAATAGCATCATATTAGAACTTTGGGAAAGCCGAGAACTTAAGGAAGCAATAGATAAAATGCAGCCTGAAGATTTACGAGAAGATTTAAGAAGCGAACTATTTAAGGTGCTATGTGAAATGGACGAGGAACGTTTAATAGATATGCGAACTCGTAACGTATTAAAGTTCTACTTGGTTAGAACTATGATTAATATGATGCAAAGTAATACAAGCCAATTTTATAGAACATACCGAAAGCCTTTAGAGGTTGAATTAATAGTACACGATAGGGACGAGGACTTGCTTAACAAAGTAGAAGACGAACTATCCAAGATGCACTGGTACAAAGCGGAACTTTTACGAGTGTATGCAATCAAGCATAACTGCAACGCTAAAGAACTTAGTAGGGTTACAGGTATACCTTATATGTCAATACATAGGGAACTAAAACTAACTAAACGAGAACTTAAAAAACAACTACGCAAATGATAATTATAGCAGCGATATGCTTTGCAATATTCTTTGTAGAGATACACCAATTCCATAGGAAGTGGAAATTAGATTTCAAGCCGTTTAGTTGCACAAGTTGTTTAGCAGCTTGGAGCGGTTTGGCTTTATATTTACTACCTGCAATATGTACCGACATAATAGCGTTTGTATTTATACCAGGAGTAGTAGCACCTTTACTTTCAAAACTAATGTGGAACTTATGGAAATAGAACACCGCAAATTTTTAGATGACCACATTCATAATTGGCATACAGTACAAAATGGATATGTGCGTAATATAGATTTGGACATCTTAAAAATGTACGAGCATATTTATCGAAAGTATATGAGTGCAGATTTTATCTTAACAGTATGGTGCGGTAATTGTATCTTCGATATGATTAAACGTCTTTACACTTGGTACGAAGAGCAACCTAAACCTAAAAATAAAAAAAAGAATGGCTAACTTTATCCACCCTACCGCTATTATTGGCGATAACGTAATTATCGGAGATGGCAACTATATTGGTGCTTATTGTATTATAGGCGACAAAGCCGAGCATAAAAAGTTCTGGCAAAAAGAAAAAGGCAAAGTATACATTGGAGATAACAATATTATCACAGGACTTGTAACAATAGACGCAGGTACTGAGATTGATACCTTCATTGGAAATAATTGTTTCATAATGAAACACGCACACATTGGACACGACTGCACAATTTTAGACAATGTTACAATAAGCTGCGGAGCAAAAATAGGTGGACATTCTATTGTAGACAATGGTGCTAATATAGGACTTAATGCAGTTCTACATCAGTTTGCAAACGTAGGAGAAAATTGTATGATAGGTGCAAGTGCCTTTGTGAAAGGAGATGCAAAACCAAATACTAAATACGCAGGAGTTCCTGCAAGGGAAATCGGCTCAAACATAAGATAATGAAAGTAGCTATTTTATTACTTGCACAAAACAGACACGATTTAACGCAGCGTGTAATTAATCAAAACTTTTACAATAGCGGTTACAATGCGGACTGCTTCTTAATAGATAACGGAAGCGACACGCACGAAACGTTTAATTACCCATTTGCAGGTTATGACTTATCTAAAGAAAAACGAGGCATAGCTTCAGGAGTAAATGCAGGACTTAGGCTTACTACTGATTACGATGCGGTTTGTTTATTAGCCAATGATATATTACTTCCTCAGAATTGGTTGTCAAATTGGGTTATGTTTTCTCAACGTGTGCCAAAAACTGGCATTATTGGAATACATTGTGTAGAAGCGTTACCGCCATTAGAAGACGGCATACATAAAATACATACCCCATTTGGCGATAACTTTATTACTCGTGAACTTATAGACGCAATAGGTGGTTACAATACCGAGTATGACCCATACGGTATGCAAGATAGTGATTATGCAACAAGGTCATTGATTGCAGGGTTTACTAACTATTACGTTCCAGATATGAGGTCGGAGCATATAGGACACGATGTAGGTAACGGTACGGAATATCGTAGAATGAAAGACGAAAGCTTGGCAAAGGGAAAACAAATATGGGATAGAAACCAAGACAGATATTACAACCAAAAAGATATAAGATGCGAATACTTTGTATAACTTCAGCTAATAGCGGAGTTGGGTATCATAGAATTATGATGCCTATTGTTAATATCGAAAAAGAGTACGCACTTATTACCGATGTACTTAATGACGAACTATTAGAGCAAGGGTGGGATATTGTATTAATGAATAGAATGTTAAATGAGATTGATGCAAAGCAAATGGACACCTGGCGCACTAAGTATGGCTTTAAGTTGGTAGTCGATAACGATGACCATTGGGAACTTAGCGAAAGCCATTTGTTGTATTGGAGATACAAGTATAATAACATACCTAAACAAATTACCGATTACTTAAAGATAGCTGACCTTTGCACTTGCACACACGAAAGGTTAGCATCTGAGATAAGCCAATACAATAAGAACGTTCACATATTACCAAACGCATTACCTTACGGCAAAGAGCAGTTCCAGGATAACAAGACAGAAGATTACAAGGTTAGATTGTTTTGGTCAGGAAGCGGAACGCACGAAAGGGACTTGGATATTATTAGGCAGCCTTTCAAAAGGCTACAAGGTATGAATATAAGAACTATAATAGCAGGTTACAATGACGGGGAGAAACCTATATGGGATAAAATGATAGATGCTTTTACTTGCGGACTAAAGCTTAACCCTACTATATACAACTACGCTAAGGTTACGGAATATATGGGTGCTTATACGGATAGCGATATTTCAATTATACCATTGGTAGATAACAAGTTCAATGCTATGAAGTCAAATTTAAAGGTATTAGAAACGGCTGCTAAAAAGAACCCTGCCATAGTTAGTCACGTCAATCCTTACTTAGATATGCCCGTGCATTATGTTAAAAGCCAAAAGGATTGGTATAAACATATAAGAGATTTAGTAAGCGATGCGGATATGCGAAAGGAAAGCGGACAAAAGTTATTTGAGTTCTGCCAAAAGAAGTATAACTTTGACGAGATAAATTTAGACCGAAAGTATATTTATAGTAAACTATGCCAGTAACACAATGCAGTTCAGGAAAATGGAAAATCGGACAAGGCGGTTGCGTGTACGATACCGAGGAAAAAGCTATGCAAGTATGGAAAGCTATCCTTGCAGGTGGCAAGTTTGCAGATAGCTATACTGACTATCCTGAAAGTGCAACTAATAACGCAAAGAGGGCAATAGAATGGGCAGAGAAAAATGGGTGGGGTTCTTGTGGCGAAGCAACAGGTAAAGCAAGAGCAAACCAATTGGCAAATCGTGAGCCGATTAGTAGAGATACGATTGCCCGTATGGCTTCCTTTAAAAGACATCAGCAACATAAAGACGTGCCTTATAGTGAAGGTTGTGGCGGTTTAATGTGGGACGCTTGGGGTGGAACTTCTGGTGTAGAATGGGCAATTAACAAACTAAAGGAAATAGACAATAAATAATTTGCATACTTAAATTTTTTAATTATTAATCAACGGAAAATTTAATGGGGAAAGTATGCAGAAACACACACAAATTTATTTGCAGGGAATGGGGTATAAAACAACGGACTTCATTCCTTGCGAAGTGTGTGGCTCACAAGCGGTAGACGTGCATCATATTGAGGCAAGGGGAATGGGTGGTAGCAAAGACAAAGACACGATAGAAAACCTTATGGGACTTTGTAGGAAACATCATATAGAGTACGGAGATAAAAAACAATACAAGGAGTTCTTAAAAGAGATACACTTAAAAAATATACCAAATGCTATTAACTGAGCAAGAGTTTCTGGAATACGAACTTAACCACGGAATAGGTATGCACAACGACTTTTTTAAGGACTTGGCACGGAATACTGTTGCACAGATTAAAGACCTGTCTATTAAGTCCGTATTAGATTACGGAGCAGGTACGGGAGTTTATAGCGATGCCTACTTCCAAGCAGGTTATCACATTGTAGCCTTTGAAATATTTAAGTCGCATCGTGAGTATATGACAAAAGAAATTCCTTATATTGAAATAGTAGACGAGCCTATTACTACCGACTTGCTTAACTTTATAGAAACCGCAGAGCATATGACTGACAAAGAACTTGATTATTTGTTCAGTAAGATAAAGCCTAATTACATTTTGTTTAGTAGCACATCGCAAAGAGTACCAGGCTTTGACGAACAATGGGGACACATAAACATCAAAGAACAAAACGAATGGGATAGTTATTTTAAAACAAAAGGATATAGCAAAATAAAAGATTTATCACTTCCTACAACTTGGAGCAAATTATATGGCAAAGATTAAAGAGAACAATAACAAAATTAGCTTTGGTAAACGCAAAAGAGGTTCTGCAAAGAAGTCCTTTAATAAGCATACGCCAAGAGAAAAAGCTTATAGAGGACAAGGTAGATGAGAAAGTTAAACGCTATATGGCTACTCATAACACATAAGGCTTACTTCCTTGCAGTATGTAAGACGGGTAAAAATGGAGACGATATGACCACGATAGGACACTACACCTATGCAATGGCAGAAACCTTAATTAACAAACATATAGCAGACGTTGACACTTTCATTGAACAACAGAATGCAATAGACGAAGCAAACGATATAATTAACGGCATACTATGATTTTACTATCAAGCCAAGTAGAGAGCATAGCCTCACGCAAAGACAAAACAATCAAGCTAACTTTAGCAACCCAGGAACTAAGTCCTAAAGATGCAGCTTCTTTGTTTGAGCTTAACCAACAGTTTTGCTACTTAGCAATTAAAGAAGAGCCGTTTAGTAAAGAAGAGCAAGACGTAATAGAAAACCTAAAGGCTGACCCTGACACCTTTAAGACACCGAGCCAAAGATTAAGGGGCATCTTATACAAGACATATGAACAAGACAACGAAGGCTACAAAGATTTTAACACATATTACTTATCCGTAATGGATAGGATATGTCAACACTATAAAAACAAAATAGATGGGTAGGTTTAAACTTATAGAGACACCAGAATTAATGCTTCAATACTTTAACGAGTACGCAGAATACTGCAAAAGCAATCCTATTAAAGTACACGATTTTGTAGGCAAAGACGGAGACGAAGTTTACAGATTAAGGGAGAGACCTTTGACAATAGAAGGCTTTGAAAACTATTGCGCAGACAAAGGAATTATAGGAGATTTAAGCCACTACTTTGCTAATACAAATAATGCTTACGCAGATTTTTTAACCATCTGTTCGCATATTAGGAAAAAAATAAGGCAAGACCAAATCGAAGGGGGTATGGCAGGGGTTTACAATCCAAGCATAACTCAACGATTGAATAGCTTAGTAGAGAAGTCCGAGAACAAACACGAAGTAAGTGAGATTAAAATAACTTACGATAGATAATGCAGACAGTAGGCTTGAAATTACATAACCCACACCCAGCGCAAAAGCAAGTACTTGATTGCGACAAAAGGTTTATTGTAATGATGGCAGGTAGAAGATTTGGCAAGTCATTGATTAGCCAAACGATAAGCATAGAAACTGCGGTTAATAAAAAGCGTGTAGCTTACATAACACCTACTTACCAATTAGGCAAGATATTCTTTAAGGAAATAGTAGACCTATTGCCATTAGAAATATACTCTAAGAACGAAAGCGACCTTGTTATTACTTTCATAACGGGTGGAAGCATACGCTTTTTTACGGGCGAAAGGTTAGACAATCTTCGTGGTTTAAAGTTCCACTTAGCCGTAATAGACGAGGCTTCCTTTATACCTAACCTTGAAGACGGGTGGCTCAACTCGATAAGACCTACCTTAACGGACTATAAGGGTAAGGCTATATTCTTAAGCACCCCTAAAGGTAAAAACTACTTCTTTAGTTTGTTTAGCAAAGCAGAACCGGATTGGCAAAGCTTTAAGTTTACGACATACGATAACCCTTACATAGACCCACAAGAGATAGACGATGCTCGTAGGCAATTACCTGAGGTTGTGTTTGAGCAAGAGTATATGGCAAACCCTGCCGAAAACGCAGCAAACCCTTTCGGTAGCCAACACATTCGCAAGTGCTTACACCCAGTAACAACAATGCCGGTAGTAGCTTATGGAATTGATCTAGCCAAGTCGGTAGATTGGACAGTTATCGTAGGCTTAGACGAAGATGGAAACGTGGCTTATTTTGACCGCTTTCAAATGGATTGGCACAATACCAAGCAAACTATCCTTAGATTGCCTAAATGCCCTATCCTTGTCGATTCTACGGGGGTTGGCGACCCGATACTTGAGGACTTACAAAGAGAAGGGGTAATGATACAAGGCTTAAAGTTTACAAGTTCAAGTAAGCAACAACTTATGGAAGGCTTACAAGCTGCCATACATCAAGGTAAGATAGGCTATCCAGAGGGGATAATCAGCCAAGAGTTAGAAGTATTTGAATATATGTACACGGCAACGGGGGTTAAGTACTCCGCACCTTCAGGCTTCCACGATGATGCCGTAATGGCTTTGGCTTTGGCTTGGCAGAACTTCAGCCTTAAACGTGGCACTGGTAGGTATGCCTTCCTATAATTTACCGCTTATACTTGATATTTACCGCACATAACAATTTTAAAAAAAAGTTTGCTCATTTGATTGTGTAATGTGTAAAGGTTGTATATTTGATATATCAATTAACCACAAACACAAAAAAATGAAAAATTCAAAAAACTACGAATTCATTATTACAAAATTAGATGGACAAATTGAAGTAGAATCTAAAGTATGTAAATTGCCATTAAATACTACATTGTATTCAAAATTATTAAGGATGTGGCATAAAAACGAAATTTTAAAATTTCAAATAAAAGATAAAGAATCAAATTTATATATTAGATAATAATACAAAATAGGGGTGCGACTATTCAACGCACATATTTAACATAGTGATGTAGCATAGGTAAAGGCACTAAAATATGAACCAATGCCGTAGATGGGGAGCGCCTTACCCATATTTTTTTAACTCAACTAAACACAATGAAAAAAGAAACCGCACAACTTTTAGCCGTATTTTTAGTAGCTTGTTACCTTATTGGACAACTTCAAGACATTTACTCAAAATGATTTACGCTATATGCCTTCTGCTAATTGCAACAGGTTTTGTAATGGCAGCATTAACTGACTA